TCATTGTAACGCATCTGGAATAGAAGACTGTGTTGTGGGTTCTAATTTCGATAAAGATTTTGGATTAAGTGCTATCTTCCAAACTCCAGTAAGCATCCCTAAAACGTCCACAAACAGCGATGCTCCTGCAGCAGTCACAACGGAAGAAGGGAAATCAATGTTATTTAGCAGAATATACGTAGATATTAACATTACTGCTATTAACAAAATAACTGAAGCAAAACCCATTGTCAGGCGAAGCTTAAACCAAGAGTGATCATGTAATTTCGCTTGATTGAAAGTCTCTTTCTCCTGCCTCAACTGCTCAGCAGCTCGTTCAAGAATAACTGGATTGAATTCCAAATTACTTGCCATTACGAGCCTCCATTCTCCTCACTAATTCATTGAGCTCATTTATTTTTCTTAAGACTTCATCAGTGTTTTGATTTTTTTGCCTCATAAAACTGTTAGCAGCAAACATTGAGACGCAGACACCAATGCAGAATGCGACGAGTAATTCAAAATAATAATTATTTATATTTATAAAATAACCAAATACACCTAGCGACGCAATCAACAACGAAACCATTACAACCATTGCCGTTATGAATGAAATCTGCCGAGTTTTATATTTTTCGTATTCGTCTCGCTGAATACTCTCAATAAGAAATAACTCTCTCTCAATTTTAAGTTTTTCAAATTTAATTGCTTGATCATTTTTGATGGATGATTTATTTTCTTTCCTCAAATCAGTAATGAGCTGTTCCATTGCCACTTCAAAACCTGAAGGGCCAGATGCATCCAAATAAAAATAATCTTTTAAAAAAAATGGGATTTCAACAGTCTCATCAAGTTTAATCGGAATGAGCTTTATTTCCTTTCCATTTAATTTATTTGATACAGCAAGAGAGATCTCTTGCTGCATCAAATGGCTTTTTTCTGTATTCTTAGATATGAAGAATAAAAAAGCATCCGAATCGTTTATAGCGCTGTTAATAGCGCTTAATAAATTTGAACCTGTACTAACATCATTGTTTTGGTCAAAAACATTGAATCCGTTTTTATATAGCCGCTCTTTAACCCTATTCACTACTTCTTTATCATTTTGTGAATAACTAAAAAAGACTTTCATTTACCCTCCCATATTTAACAATATTTGACTTATGTGTCAGTAACGGGTCTATGGATCATTAAATCTCATGGCTTTTCACAGTACATTTTTTTTCGGCGGATTACAATAAGTCAAAAAAAACTAAATTTCATTAGCAATGATCATATCACGAATGATGCAGGTACTCAGGTTCTTAAAAGAATATATACTGAATCCCAATTCTTACATTGTCATATGACATGCACTACTTCGCGTTGATCAATAACAAATTCAATGTTTACCACGTACATTGCTAATTGCCCCAAGGACATCGGGGCTTTTCGTTATTCACATCCACTGGATCTGCTGCTGTCCGGACGTGGACGGATGCGGCGGCGCTGGCACTACCTCACCAGGCGACACAATAAAACGCTCCACTGTCTCAGTGGTGACAAACGTCGCGCTGCAGTTAATGTTTGTGCACTGGTGATAACGCTCTTTGGTCGTGTCTGTAAAATAGCGACTTGTTCGGGCGTGAGCGGCAAAATGGCATTTTGGACAATGAAACATGGCGAGCACCTCATTTATTTTCCGATGCGCTAATTTTACTAAATTTATCATTATATAACAAACACTTAAAATCAAATTACTGCGTTAATTCTTCGCTTTCGTACTCCACATCCGAAACTTTAACCTCAAGCTCTAAGCCCGTTGTGTAGCCGTTCCCGTTGAGGTTATGCACCACCCGGCTGATTATCCACGCCTGCTCGTCTATAACGCGCTTAAAGCCTTTCACCGCGACTGGCGTTTCAGGAAATAAATCTGCCCGGCCGATCGCCAGTGAGATTGAAAACTCCGCAACGCCCCGCTGCAACTTGTCCCACTTCGCCTGAGCGGCGCGCATGGCCTGCGCCTTTGTCGCGTAGATGGTTGTAAGCTCCAGCACGTTGTCAGCCTCACCGGCCATGTACTCACCTTCGCGCGCTTCCTGCTCTTTTTTGGCTTTAATCTTTGCCGGGGCTTTGGTCGCTTTCGGGTGCTGCAGCGCGCGGAGGTGCTTCTCTTTTGGCTTACGCCTGAGCTTCATCTTTTGCTTTTGCGGCTTGGGGTCTTTGGTGTGCAGCCATTTCGCCGTGACGCCGGTGTAGGCTTCCCGGTCAGCAATGGCAAACTGATGACGATCGCCGTCCCCGCGCTCAAGCGTCATCTGCGGAATGGGCTTCCCGCTGGCCGTCTTGCCGCTTCCGGCTTTCAGGAATAGCAGTTTCCCCGCTTTGACCGAAACCGCCGCCCCGTTCCGTTCAGCTAGGCGGGACAGAAACACCGCGTCGGATTCCTGCGACTGGTCAATGTGAGGCACGGCGACGGCTTTCAGCGTGTCGGCCACGCTGGCCGTCAGCTTATTGCGTGCCGCAATCGTCTCCACAATTTGCCCGAGCGTGGTGTCATGCCATGACTGCTCCCGGCGCGAGTTCAGCGTCCCGCGAAAATCAGCGCTTCGCCCCCGAATGGTCAGCGTATCAGGTGCGCCCCTGTGCTCGATTTCGTCGACCGTGAACGTCCCTTTTTTTATCAGCGCGGATCCCTGCCAGCCTAACCAAAGCGTCAACGTTGCGCCGCGCGGTGGCAAAGCTATCTGACCGTCAGTGTCATTGAGCTCGATATCGAGCTGGTCGGCCTCGAATCCGCGATTGTCGGTCATGGTCAGACTGATAAGGCGGTCACTAAAATCCTGCGTGATATCGTCGTTATCCAGCTTGAGCATAAACGCCGGGGCTATCTTCGCCCCGGCCTGAATATCCATTCCCGTAATCATCCCGCCAGCCCTCCCAGCCAGTCACCGGCAGACGTGACCAGATTGTCGGCCTGCGTTTTCAGGTCGCCATACATGGTCGCCAGCGATTTATCGACCCTCTTAAGAGAAAGGCTAAACTCGATTTTTCTCGCCGCCCCGTCGCTGAATAGCTCGGTGTGCGTATGCGTCACTTTGTCGATGACATACATGCCGTGGATCATGCCCGTTCCGTCAATCAGCGGCCACGCGCGCCCCTCGTCTGCCATCAGCTCGATGGCGGTCAGTGACAGACGCCCGCCGGTAATTTCCGGATAGAGCACGCCCGACAGCGTGCGCGTGGTTTCCCCTTCCCCGAGATACTGATAAGCCGGTGGCTTGCCGATACGGTCGTTTGACGCCCAGCGGTAATCCTTCGAATACTGCATGGACTGATAGGGCAGCGTGCGGCGCTCAAACACAAACAAACCTAAAACCATTAACATGCTTTATCCCCCTCAGTCATGACGCATACTTGAGCGCTGACGCGCACGGTTTTCACGGTCGAGTTTATCGACAGCCTCACGCAGCTGACGCTCGAGGTCGCTGCCCGGCGCAATGCCACCATTCAGGTTGATGTTATATTCTGGCTTGCTCTGGTCGACGTAAGTCTTACCCGTGGGCGCGGTAACTGGCTGATATGCCTGATAACCGCCATATGTTGAGGTTGTCGGAATATAAGATTTATTTTGCGAGCCGGTGGCGGCACTGGCTTTTGCGGCCTTCTGGTCAAGGTCGCTTGATTCTTTATTGATAACCCCGAGCTTTTCCAGCAGCCAGTTAACGCCGGTACGCAATATATTAAAGCTTTTGAGCGGTAACATTAGCCCTTCGGCCAGCATCTTACCGAACATCACCCCCGCATTTTTGCAGCTGTCGAGCGTCTCCTGCGTCGACTTAACCGGTGCTATCAGGTCTTTAAACCACTGCCACGCCGCTTTCAGTTTGTCACCCAGCCAGCCCAAAAAAAAACCGGCTTTAACGGTTCGAATAGTTCCACTACAGGTGCAAAAGCCTGCTTTACCCCCTCCATTACGCCTGAGAAAAACGCACTTATTGGCTCCCAGTATTTGCGGATAAGCAGCGCACCGGCGACGATGGCAACGCCAATACCACCGGCACGGTGGCCGAGATGGAGTCCGACGCGGTGACGTCAGCGGTTTTGATACCTGACACGGTGAGTGCGCCGTTTTCGGGTCCGTACTCAATAACCGCCCCGTCAGGAAAGGACGCATGAAATGCATCAGGTGAGGCAGACGGCGCGGGATGGTCGTCAGAGAAAATGCCGGGCAGCACAAAGGCAGTGTCGAGCTCGCCGCCGATCGCCAGCAAAAGCACCTGCTCGCCAACGGAAGGAGCCCACCATACGCGCGAGCGACCGGCGCGACAGGTTAGCCAGTTCAGCCAGGTGGTTTCCATGCCGCCAGTCTGGACACGACACAGCCCCTTGTCGTGGTCTACGTCGGTCACAATGCCGGTGCGGATAAGGTTGCGGATCGCGCGTGCGATTTCCTGCAGAGAAATTAGATTATTCATGGTGAAAGGATGCCGCCAGAAGGGGCTTGGTGGCAATTAAGATGAATTCTATGGTAAATAATACAACTTTCAGTACTTATAATGAACACATGCTCATTAATATCGCACACAAAAACCAAAGCTATATCCTGAAAATAATTTACTTAACTCTAATTTTGTAAACCCCAACACCCTAACACATTCTAAAATGAGCGGAGTCGGCCTTGAGTTAGTAAAATCACACATCAGTAAAAAGCCTAAAACAAGCACACTGTTTAATGTGACACATTTTCTCGATGCTCACTTTGAGCGTTTTACAATGCAAAAAAACCACACGAAATTTATTCAAAATCTTAAAGGCCAAATAAAGAAAACGGATTGCAAACAAATCTGCAATCCGTGACCCTAAGGATAACGGGTAACACACATGTGGGTATTTCATTACATCCACACAACCAATTTCTTTTATTCAGACAATCATCATACGCGCGCAATATGCTTTAGAAATATAAAACCCATTGTAAAGATATGGTTATGACGCCAACTCTCGATCCTTCAAGGCTTTCAAAGCATGCATGTATTCATAAATCAAATAAAGATTGGCCTTGTTTAATTTAAAATTATACTTCATCTGACTATATCGAGAGTATATTGTCTTTGGAGAAACCCCAGACACCTCTGCTATTTCCGCGAAGGAAAAGCCTTTCATCCTACAATCTAAAATAAAAAAATCAAACGCGGAAATAGCCTTCCTCTCATAATACCGCTCTAACTTCCAAATATTGGAAGTATCACCCCATTTGCGCCCTTTCAGTTTGAAAAGCAAGTTAACCCAACTGAAAACTGACTCGTTCTGTGTTATGCACATTAGGTTAAATCGTCTCAAAAACAAAGCCGTTTCTTCATCACAAATAACTACTATTTTGCATACAACATCTGATGAATGATATTGAATGTGTTTAACCCTATTCACTAACGCAACAGGATGTGAATTTTTCGTTAAGTCAAAAACGTGCACATTTTCGTCAGAGATTGAAGCATCAAATAATCTCTCTACGAGCTTTTCGATTCCTATCCTTGTAAATAAACAGTCGGAATGTACATATAAAACCATAGCAAACATCCTTTATATCTTTGGATTCCACTCCACAAGAAATCCATTCTTAACAACTAACATACCATCGACTCTATACGCATTTAAAACTCTATTTATTGTACTCTTAGAATACTTCGTTCTTTCTTGAATAAATTTATAAATTGATATTGTTCTTCTATACTCAGAGGGATGCTGACTAAGAACAGTAATGAGTTCAGCGATGGCCAATTTAGGTGTTGAAGCATTAATGTTTGAATCTCGACGCCATATAGCTTCAGATTTGTATTTCTCTATTAACCATAACTCTCTGAAAAGCTCATTTTTTTTTATTATATCCAAAGCAGTTTCTTTTTTTATTCGATATGCAACAGAATGCCCTCGAACCTCACCATAGTAGAAAGATTTACTTTCAGGGTTATCTGTTCCCCCAAGGATATAAGGCGCAAAGGCCGTGCAAAAGACCAAATGATCAATTGATCTTCTGATATCCATAGCACCCTCTGTAAGAAATACAAAATCATCACTACTTGGTTTGATACTTAATACACGACCAAAACCACTTTCACTCTTTAAGATGATGCGTGAAGCGCCAGAAGAAAGCCATTTTGATATTATTAGTTTCATTTCCTCGTTAGGCTTCATCATATTGATCCCCCTAATTCGTGATTGTTACAGTTACCGACTACAGATTAATAGCCATGCTTACTGATTACGCTAGAAATATATTCACACGAAAAAAAGAATTTAAGCAATATAAAAACAACAATTTTAACATGGATTTCTTCAACCCAATGAATTAAAACAACATTATCATTACAAAATTAATCCACTACAGGTTTCAGCATCTGAAAAACAAAGAATTCATAACATATTAAACCATCAATAAATATAAATTTAGAATATAATACCTAAATTAATTCAAATAACAGAATGAAGATATGGTTGAACGTTAAAGATGAGCTAATGGCTAGTTTCATTTGAGCCTGCCGATTACATAAACTTACAAATATTCATGCATCAATAATAGTTCATTAGGTTATTAAATCAAGCAAACCCGTTTATCATTACTTAGATTTATCAATTAATGGGTAATTCATGATAATTGGTAATAAAAAACCCAAAAAAATAGCAACCCCCCCACAATATCTTACGTAGCCAGATAAATAAAAATGGTTATAAATCAGAATATTAAAAGCTACAATTCTGATTTTTATCAAAAAGGATTCTAAGCACAGAACGGATTCCTACTTGGATTGGAAAAAATTATTACCCCCCGATTCGCATTTGTAAGAGCTAAGATGCTAACATTTAATCCAATATATCAATAGCTTATAAAAGAACCCCCACTCACAAGAAAATTAGGATTATATCCCCCTTTTTTCATTTGATAGCCATTTCATCTGAAAGTAAGATCAATCAGTTAAAGTGTGTAACTTGATGTTTCTTGAATATAATACTATATGAATTCTCTATGAATTCAGAACTTACGTTCTTCATGTAGAGCCTCATTAACATCAAAGCGCTTTTTCTTTTTTTTAAACAATTTGTTTTCCTAGTTCATTACTGAATAGATGGAGTTAACTTTAAATGCACTATTTAAACACCAGACTGTCAAAAGTCTCTGTTATCATTGGACTTTTATTATCCACATCTACCGAGACTGCCAAAGCCCAGACAATCGCAGATAGCACATCAGTTTCACTGCCAGGAGGCTATACATCTTCTACCAGTTCTAGTAACACCCCAGAATTGTACGCATCAAATTCTGGTTCAATTACTTCACCAGGTCCCCTTTACATCACAACCCAAGGGGGGAATTCTGAGGGTGTAAGAACTGACTCAGGGGGGAAAGTTTTTTTAAACGGAACGTCAGACATAGTCACATCCGGAGGTGAAGCTTCAGGAATAAAAGTCGATGGTTCAGGAAGCTCTCTGACAAACGTGGGCAATCTCAACATTACAACCAATGGAGGTGCTAATGGGATATATGCATTAAATGGTGGCAACGTTGATATTTCAGGTGGAATTCTGAATATCACTGCTAACGGGGACGCCTCTACCAATGGTCCACATAGCGCAATTGAAGCTAACGGTAATGGAACCAAGGTTGTCATTAATGCAGGCGGTACGCTTCAAACGACTTCATTACAACCATCTAGTGGTGGCGTGAATTCATCCGCTATAACAGCTTCAAATGGTGCACAGATTACCCTTAACGGCACATCATCGTCTAAATTGACTGTCAAAACAGTTGGAGAACTAGCTCATGGTATCTCAATGGACGCAAATGGAGTGGGTACTTCTGTACACGGTAGCAATCTTTCAATCTATACAGAAGGGACTAATGCAAATGGAGTATTCGTTGGAGACGATTTTGCACTTACAGATTCAACTATTAATACCTCTGGTACCGCTTCAGATGCAATTAAATTGCTTGGAGGCAATAGCTCAGGTGTAATTCAGAATACTTCTATTATTACGACAGGAAATACTGCAAATGGTATTTCAGCGATTGCAGGTGGCACAGCAAAATTAAATAACACCACAATAACAACTAGTGGCGATGGATCGTTCTCCATCGATGCAACTATCGGCGGAAAAGTAAGCTCTGATGGTTTTCTTAACATTAATTCATCCGGAATGAGTTCTGGAGCAATTAGAGCAAATGATAATAGTTCCGTTGCCATTAACGATCAATTATCTATAATTAGCACCGGTGATGATGAATCCACAATATCCGCAAAAAATAATAGCAAAATAGCTATAACTGGCTCAGGCACTATAGAGAAAAACGCACCATCTTCAATTTTTACAACAGCCGCAGTTTATGCAGCTACTGGTAGTAGTATTAACATACAAGGTCAAAATCAAATACAAATAAATAGTATCGGTAATAATATTCATGGGGTGTATATAGATGGTAGTGGAGATGTAAACAATCCAACAAACGTAAGTGTTTCTGGTACAAATATCACAACTTCCGGATTCGGTGCTTTAGGTGCTTATGCTATTAACCCTGGCTCCACTTTAGACATAGCTAAAAGCACCATTTGAATCGCCACGGGTTTAACAGACACCTCAGAGTCATTTAAGATGACTTAAAGAGAGGTGCCCATGAGCGGTAAGCGTTATCCTGAAGAGTTTAAAATTGAAGCAGTCAAACAGGTTGTTGATCGTGGTCATTCTGTTTCCAGTGTTGCAACACGTCTCGATATCACCACTCACAGTCTTTACGCCTGGATAAAGAAGTACGGCCCGGATTCTTCCACTCATAATGAACAGTCAGATGCTCAGGCCGAGATCCGCCGTCTTCAGAAAGAGTTGAAGCGGGTTACGGACGAACGGGACATATTAAAAAAAGCCGCGGCGTACTTCGCAAAGCTGTCCGACTGAGGTACGCCTTTATCCGCGACAACAGCCGTTGCTGGCCTGTTCGTTTGCTCTGTCGGGTTCTGGATGTCCATCCGAGTGGATTTTATTTCTGGCTTCAGCAGCCACATTCGCAGCGTCACCAGACAGATCAGATGCTGACCGGGCAAATCAAACAGTTCTGGCTTGAGTCTGGCTGCGTCTATGGTTATCGCAAGATCCATCTCGATCTGCGTGATACCGGACAGCAGTGCGGAGTGAACCGGGTCTGGCGGCTGATGAAGCGTGCCGGAATAAAAGCTCAGGTTGGGTACCGTAGCCCACGAGCACGTAAAGGCGAAGCCAGTATCGTGACACCCAACAGGCTCCAGCGGCAGTTCAATCCGGACTCACCGGATGAGCGTTGGGTGACGGACATAACCTACATCCGAACCCACGAAGGCTGGCTGTATCTGGCCGTGGTGGTTGACCTGTTCTCCCGAAAAGTTATCGGCTGGTCAATGCAACCCCGCATGACAAAAGAGATTGTCCTGAACGCATTACTTATGGCGGTGTCGAGGCGTAATCCTCAAAAGCAGGTACTGGTTCACTCTGATCAGGGTAGTCAGTACACGAACCATGAGTGGCAGTCGTTCCTGAAATCACACGGTCTGGAAGGCAGCATGAGTCGTCGCGGTAACTGCCACGACAACGCGGTTGCGGAAAGCTTTTTCCAGCTACTGAAACGCGAACGGATTAAGAAAAGGATCTACGGAACGAGAGACGAAGCCAGAAGCGATATTTTTGATTATATCGAAATGTTTTATAACAGTAAGCGTCGGCATGGTTCGAGCGAGCAGATGCCACCGGCTGAATATGAAAACCTATATTATCAACGGCTCAGAAGTGTCTAGATTATCCGTGGCGATTCAATTAATACAAAAAATGCACAATCTGCAGGTGTGATGGCCACTAATGGAGCAGAAGCAAATATTAGCCAATCGACAATCACTACACAAGATTCTATTGCAGCAGCAGTCAGGGCTGTTTCTGGTGGGACTATCAATGCTTCTGATAGTACTCTACAAACATCTGGAAGTGATTCCCCTGGTATTTCGCTTGAAGGTGGTAATGTCGCGCTAAACAATACATTAGTGAGTACAAATGGAAGCATTCGTAGCCCAGCTATAATGCAGTACCGTGGGGACTCAACCCTATCAATGAACGGTGGCAAGTTGTCATCTGTGTCCGGTGAGTCTATTTATGCCGCTGACGGCATGGCTGATATCCAGTTAAATGGGGTAAATGCTACAATCAATAACGGTGTCCTTATCCAAAACACTGGTGCTGCCACACTAAATATTAATGCCGATAATAGTTCTTTATTGACCGGTGATGCTATTAACTCATCATCTTCAATGTCATCCTTAACCTTAAATAATAACTCCATCTGGAGTGGTAAGGCTACTGACATGTCTAATGTCAATATTAGCAACGGTAGCGTGTGGAATGTAACAGGTGACTCTACTGCGGGAGCTGTCAGTGTAAATTCTGGATTCATTAATTTCCAGACAGCAACAACTAATGATGTAAAATCCATCACCACCAATTCACTTTCAGGAAATAATGGAACGATAAGTTTTAACACTGTTTTGAATGAGGGTGATACTAAGACTTTATCAGATAATATAAATGTCAACGGAAATGCCTCTGGTAACTATAACATTAATATCAATCAACTGGGCGGAAGTGGGGCTCTCACTGTCAATGATGGGATTAAGCTTGTTTCAATATCTGGGCAAGATACTACATCGATAAAACTATCAAAACCTGTTATCTCAGGTGCTTACGAGTATCTTGCATACAACGGAGGGCAATCTGGTAATGGTTGGTATCTAAGATCAACTCTTGAGTCCACACCAGTTCCGGTTGACCCAACTACACCAACTACACCTACGGATAACACTCACCCTAAGCCGTCCTATAATCCGTCAGTACCTGGCTACGTTATAGCTCCCTATTTGAACCGTATGTATGGGTATCAGACAGTTGGCACATTACACGAAAGGGTTGGTGAGCAAGAGAATGTTAAGAAAGAAAGTGATATGCCTCAAGGAGCATGGGGAAGAATTGGTGGGGGTGAAACAAAATCTAATGCCGATCGCTTCAATTATGACGCAGATACATGGTTCGCCCAATTTGGTGGTGATCTGTATAATAACTTTGAAGAAGATGGCACCAGAGTTCATAGCGGTATTTTTGCTACCTATGGACAAGTAAGTACCTCTGCTGAAGATTCACTTCGTAAAACTTACCTAGGCCGTTCAACCAAAACCGGAAAAATCAATTCCAAAGGCTACGGAATTGGTGGCTATTACACCACATATTATGCAAATGATATTTATCTCGATATGGTTGCACAATATACACATTATCGTAACGATTACAGCTATATCTATGGTAATAATACATCTCAAGATGGGGATGGCATGACTTTGTCTATAGAAACTGGCAAACCATTTAAATTTGACAGTGGTTGGTATGTTGAACCTCAAGCTCAACTTATGTATCAATACCTTCATTTGGATGCTCTTGATGATGGGGTTGCCAGAGTTAAGTCAACCTCTGACAACTCAGGCCTTGCTCGATTAGGAGGAAGAGTCGGTTATGATAGCATCAGTACTTCAAAAGCACATCCTTATTTAACTGCTAATATTTTGACAAACATCGGACGTTCTCCAGATGTAACCGTTAGCTCTGTAAGATTTAACCAAAATTACGCTAACCAATGGTATGAGGTAGGTGGTGGCTTTACAGGTGATATTACCAAGAATGCATCCTTATATGCAGATTTAAAATATCAGAATGATTTTGAAGGTGATATGCACGGATTTTCAGGTAATTTAGGGCTCCGCATTAACTGGTAAAATGCTTCTTGCGGCAAGGTAAACTTGCCGCTCTTTCTTTGGCAGTAGCGAGCACCCCATATAAATTTAGTAAGTACTTAGTTATATTAAATGCTTTTCCAATATCCCTCATCAAACAAATGGTAATCAATTCAGAGATCTGATAACAATTTCATGTATGTACTTTACTTCATCCTGATTAATACCAATAAGTTGTCGTTTTGCATACTGTATATATCTACCTTGCGGATTTGGCCGGTCTTTAAGACCGTACTGATGAATCTGTGCAATACGCTGCACTTTGCCAGTAAATTCCAGCACTGCGCTGTTTTCAAGGCCTGTGGCTTTCAAGTAGCGGCTCGTGCGGAGCTTCTGGAACATTGCCCGTTTAATCCGCCCGGTCTTTGCTCTTAACGGCTGACGCTTTCGCGCCTGATACGGCGATCCGTCCGGGGCTTTTTGCTGTTTGATACGTTGCTGTTGTGTCTTTCGCAGCTCCTTAGCTATCTCTTTGGCCAGCTTTCGGCGCGCAGGCGGTGACAGGGCAGCAATGAGACCATTGAGCCGGTCGTCAAAGGGCTTAATTTCACTCATCCCATTTACTCGCCAGCTCTCCGTCAAGATAGAGCGCTTTTGGTGAGGTTACGGGCTCCGGCAGCGGCGGCTCAGGGGCATAGCTCACGTGCAGCGCGCCGTTTTCCTCCCTGATAATGGTGCGCTCGGTAAGCTGCAGGCTGATGCTGATATCGACGCTGTCCGCGTCGTTCAAATCCATCTGGAAACGGTAGCCCTTATTGCGGCCGTCATCGAGCGTACAGATATCCGGCTGGTTTTCCCTGAGCCATGCGGCCACCGGTACGAAAATTAAATCAGGGTCGCCCACAAAGTCACACACGATCACATTCAGCGTGTAAATTTTCTCATGGGACAGCGAGGCCGCGAGACGCGCATCAATATTCCCCTCATCTGCAAAGATGCGCATCATTTCGGGATTCGTTTCTAACTGAGGAATGGCTTTAATCAGCGCTTCGCGCAGGCTGCGTGCTTTCTTCATCGAGTTTGTCCTGACAGTCTTTGACGGTTTCAACCTGCAGCGCGCAGGCGGCGAGCGCGTGCTCAAGCCTGCGAATATCGGCGCTCAGGTCGCCATTAGTGGCCGGGTCGCTTTCCGGCATCGGGCAATAGCTCACCTTCGGGCAGGCGCTGTAAACAATGACCGGCGGAGGCGCAACCGGCGCGGGTGTGCAGCCGACGCACAACAT